AGAGAAAAAAGCAAAGAGGATGAAATAATGCCGCTTAAAAAGGGTTACTCACAAAAGACCGTCTCTGAGAACATTCGTAAAGAGATGAAGTCTGGGAAGCCACAGAAGCAGGCTATTGCGATTGCTCTGTCTACGGCTCGTAAAGCAAAGAAAAAGGCTAAGAAATGAAACCCGGACTCTATGCAAATATCAATGCAAAACGTAAACGGATAGCTGCTGGCAGTGGTGAGAAGATGCGTAAGGTCGGCTCCAAAGGTGCTCCTACAGCTAAGGCGTTCAAACAAGCTAAGAAGACTGCGAAGAAATAATGGTAAAAAAAGTATATCAGAACCCAGAAGGTGGCTTAAATGCCAAAGGCAGGGCATACTTTAAGAACAAGGAAGGCGCTAACCTGAAGCCTCCAGTGTCTGCTAAAGAGGCTGCAAAGTCTCCTAAGAAGGCTGCTCGTAGGAAGTCCTTCTGTGCCCGTATGAGTGGCGTTCCTGGACCTATGAAGGACTCCAAAGGCAGACCAACAAGAAAAGCCTTAGCACTAAAGAAATGGGACTGTTAAATGGCCAACAAAACTTACTTAGAACTTGTCAATGAAACCTTGGTTCGCTTGCGTGAGCCAGAGGTTACTGCCGTTACTGACAATGCCTATTCTAAACTTATCGGTAGGTTCATCAACGATGCTAAACGGCAGGTTGAAGATGCCTATACTTGGAATGCCCTGTCAGAGACGCTGACAGTGACTACCTCTGCTAACCTGTTTAACTATGTGTTAACTGGCATCGGTCAGCGGTTTAAGGTCATTGATGTTATTAACTCACAGTCTGACTGGTTCTTGAACTATGAGACAACTAGGAAGATGGATGAACTGTTCTTAAATAGCGGAACAGTCTTGGTTGGTGCTCCTGACCGTTATAACTTTAACGGTGTAGACTCCAACGGAGATACACAGGTAGACCTCTATCCTATCCCTGATGGTGTCTATGACATCTACTTCAACGTCATCAAACCACAGGCAGAATTTACCGCTGCTTCGACACAGATCAAGGTTCCTTCAGAGCCTGTAATCTTTCTAGCCTACGCCAAGGCCTTAAATGAGCGTGGTGAGGACAATGGTCTCAATAGCGCCGAGGCTTATGAGTTGTATCGCCAGTCTCTGTCAGACCACATAGCTGCTGAGGCTAACCGCTACCCTGAAGAACTCATCTGGGGTTCAATTTAATGAAAAGAATACAGACCGCTACTATTGCTGCTCCAGGCTTTCTAGGCCTAAACACGCAAGAAAGCAGTATTCAGTTGTCTTCAGGCTATGCTCTGAAGGCACAGAACTGTGTTATCGATAGGTATGGTCGTATTGGTGCAAGGCGTGGCTGGACTCCTGTAAACTCAGCAGTCAACACAGACTTAGGTGCTGCTAACCCTGTAGAGTTTATATTTGAGATGATTGACGTTGGTGGTAACCAGACCATCAGTGCCGGTAACAATAAACTGTTTACTGGCACCACAACCATGACCACCAAGACTGTCAGAACACAGGCCAATACTGCTGATGTATCTTACACGATAACAGGCAATAACTGGCAAGCTGCGGCTCTGCCCTATGGTGACGGTGCTGACGCTATCTCCCATGCCTATATGGTACAGACAGGACACCCTGTACTGGTATTCCACAATCTGCCTACTCCGGGCACCGGCGCTACCTTCTCTGTGGCTACGATCAGCGGCGGTGGTGCTACTGGTCCGATAGCAACTGTAACGGTCACTACTGCTGGTTCTGGCTACAATGTTGGCGATATTCTGACCGTAGCAGGCGGCACAGGCTCTAGTGCTAAATTGACCGTAGCAACCCTTAGCGGTACTGGCGTAGCCACTGTGACAGTTTCTACTGCCGGTACAGGCTACACAGTTGCAGATGCTTTGACTAGCACAGTGACCACTATTGCTAATCCACACTCACACTCTGGCTCCTTTGGCTTTCAGCAGTTAGGCGACATTGGTACGTTGCCAACAGGCTACTCCATATCAGACTTTAAGCCTAACTGTGCCTTAGCTGCCTATGGTCGTATCTGGATGGCAGACCTTGTTGGTGACAGGCAGACTGTGTACTTTAGCAGGCTCTTGGACGGCTCTGACTTCCAAGGCGGTGACTCAGGCTCCTTATCGATCAACTCTGTGTTCCCTAATAATGACCAGATTATCGCTCTAGCGGCTCATAACGGCTTCCTAATCATCTTTGGTAGGAACAACATTGCTATCTACAGCAACCCCATAGATGTCACTTCCTTGGCCTTGGCAGACTTTATTCCCAATGTAGGCTGTATTGCTAGGGATTCTGTGCAGAATACAGGCACGGATATTGTCTTTCTGTCTGACTCTGGTGTGCGTAGTCTCCAGCGGGTCATCCAAGAGAAGTCCCTACCTATGCGGGATATGTCCAAGAATGTCCGTGATGACCTGATTTCAGCGGTGGCATCAGAGACAGCCAGCACCATCAAGTCTGTCTACTATGACCGAGATGCCTTTTATCTGCTTACCCTGCCAGCAACTAAGGTTACTTACTGCTTTGATATGCGGGGTGCTCTTCAGGACGGCTCTGCCCGTGTCACCATATGGGATAGCCTTGATCCAAAGGCCTTGTTTGTCAATCAATCCAAGGAACTGCTGCTAGGCAAGCCTGGGTATATTGGTAAATACTTTGGACACTTAGATAACGCCTCTACCTACCGGCTACAGTATTACACCAATTACTTTGACTTTGGTAGCCCAACAGCCTTAAAAGTCCTTAAAAAGATAGGATTTGTGGTTATTGGAGGCTCTGGCGATGCCGTAGCCATCAAATGGGGCTTTGATTACAAAGAAAATTACAATAGTGAAACAAAAACACTTGACATTGGCACAGTTTACGAGTATAATATAGGGGAATACAACATTGCTGAGTTCTCCAATGGTGTGGTTCTAGACCAGTTCCAGATCAATGCAGGCGGTACTGGGGCTGTTCTGCAACTAGGCTTAGAAGCAGAATTAAATGGTGATCCTCTTTCTATTCAGAAAATCGATGTCTATGTCGCACAAGGGAAAACAGTATGATGCGGCATTGTTTAAGTTAAAGTAATAAGGAGAATAGTTTGTCAAATTACACGAAAGCAACTAACTTTGCATCTAAAGACAGTCTTAGCACTGGTAACCCAGCAAAGGTCATCAAGGGTACTGAGATTGATGCAGAATATACCGCCATTGCATCGGCTATCTCATCTAAGTCAGACAGCAACAGCCCTACCTTTACAGGCACGCCATTAGCGCCTACAGCCTCTGCCGGTACCAGCACTACTCAGATTGCTACTACAGCCTTTGTTGCTACAGCGGTAGCATCGGCGATCCCTAGTGGCGGTATCATTATCTGGTCAGGCTCTGCCTCTGCTATACCGTCTGGTTGGTATCTCTGTAACGGTTCTAACAGCACTCCTGACTTAAGAGATAAGTTTGTTGTTGGCGCTGGTTCTACCTACGCTGTTGCTGATACTGGCGGTTCTGCTAATGCGGTAGTGGTAAGCCATACTCACACAGCTACAGTAACAGACCCAGGCCACAGCCACACTATTACCCCATCAAGCACTGGGTACAATTCTGCAATTTCTAGTGGACCTCCTCAAGCAACTTTAGATGGGTCGTCAACTTCAACAGCAACAACTGGTGTAACGGTAAGCAATAGCACAACAGGTGTCTCAGGCACCAACGCTAACCTGCCACCCTACTATGCACTTTGCTACATTATGAAGGCCTGATGAATAAAGAACAAATAAAAGAATACCTAACTAAGTCTAAAGATACCAGAATAAGATTAGACAACTTAGTTGAGAATGAACATGGTTTTATGTCTTGGACGGAGCATGATGACGCTTTAGTTGCTCTGCAAGTTTATGGTGACGGGTATTATTGGAATATCTATCTCAATGAACTAGCAAAGCAATTAGGCTACAAGAAGATAATCATGGGCACTAAACGTAATTATAAAGCATTTGAGAAGAAGTTTGGATTTAAACTAACTGGTTATATTTTAGAAAAAGAGGTAATCTAAATGAGTGACATAGTATCAGCCGCCATAGGCGCTAGTGCGTCAAAATCAGCAGCTAATAAGCAAGCAGATGCAGCTAGATATGCAGCCGATGCTCAGGAACGTGCTGCACGATTAGCAGCCGAAGAGGCTAGATTTAGGCCTGTAGGCATCTCTACCAGATTTGGTCAATCACAGTTCCAGTATGGTCCTGAAGGCCGTCTT